AAGTTGATACTCAAAAAGTAAACGAATTTGTTTACATCACGAATTGGAAAACAAGGGATATTGTTAAGTCTGTAACGATTCACGATACCTTGAAGTCCTACATAGTAGACAATGCTCGTGTAAGGTTATTACAGACCGATTCAGCACGTTTGAGTAACGAGGTGATAGAATGGAAAGGCAAGGCAAAAAGAAGGCAGTTATGGATATTTTTATTGATTGGTGTAATTGGTGCATACTTTTATATCAAATCTAAAATATGAAACTTAACAAAGAAGCATCTGACTTAATTAAATCATTTGAAGGATGCAAGTTAAAGGCATATCAATGCAGTGCTAAAAAGTGGACTATTGGGTACGGAAATACCTTCTTTGAGGATGGTAAACCAGTTGTTGCAGGAAATGCAATAAGTCAGCAAAAGGCAGAGGATATGTTTGAATTGATTGCGAGTGAGTTTGCTGCAAAGGTTGCAAAATTAGTAACGTCAAACGTAACTGATAACCAATTCGGGGCATTGGTTTCATTTGCTTATAATTGCGGAGTAGTCAACTTACAGAAGTCAACACTTCTTAAAAAGGTTAATGCCAATCATAATGATACAACGATAAAGGCGGAGTTCGCAAAGTGGAACAAGGCAGGTGGCAAGGTTCTTGCAGGTCTTACTCGTAGAAGGGAAGCAGAATCAAACTTATATTACAAATGAACAAATCAAATCTTTGTACCGAGTACCGAGAAAAGTACGGGTGGGATATGCCCACCTTAAAACTTGCAAGGATTGTCTACAAAGAGAATCCTTTACTATTTCGGGATGTTGAAGGAGCAAGGTTGGTCTTGAGAGGCATTGAAGGCAAAGCATTAAATAGAGTAAAGGTTAGAAAGGTTGTACCCGAAAGACCAAAGAATCCTTACAACTTACCACAATCGGATGAGGCAATTTACCAACCTTATGAACTAAAAGCAAAGCGTTTGTTGGTTCTTTCCGACATTCACATACCTTACCATAACATAGAAAGTCTTACCTGTGCATTTGATTATGCTAAGAACGAGAAACCCGATGCCATCCTTTTGAATGGTGATACACTTGATTTCTTTGGTTTAAGTAGATTCTCTAAAGACCCAAAGGCGAGGTCATTTTCTCATGAACTAAACACCTTTAAGGAGTTCATGGATGTGATTAAAAAGACATTTGATGCCAAGATATATTTCAAAATTGGTAATCATGAGGAAAGGTACTTCCATTTTCTTTGGATGAAGGCACACGAGATTGTAGGGGTAGAAGAATTTGAATTGGAGAATATTATTAAGTCAAGGGCAGAAGGGATTGAGATAATTAAGGATAAAAGGATAATGAAAGCAGGTGATTTAAATATAATACACGGGCATGAGTTTGGAGGTTCGGTATTCTCTCCCGTAAACATTGCAAGGGGATTGTTTTTGAAGGGTAAGGTAAGTGCAATGCAAGGACACAACCATCAGACATCAGAACATACTGAGAGCAACATGAATGGTGATATAACTACAACTTGGTCCCTCGGCTGCCTCTGTGAATTACATCCGTCCTACCTCCCCATAAATCGTTGGAACAGAGGTTTTGCCATAGTTGACATTGCTGGTCAAGACTTTGAGGTAAGAAACAAAAGAATACATAAGGGAAAAATCCTATAACTATGGAAGAGGACCTCGTTATAGGCGAATGCGAAGAGGTTGAAGAAGTTGAGGAAGTGGTAGGGTACACTTATCCCGAATACATATCCTCCTCGGTTGAGGTCCTAACAATGCTTGAAACTGCCAACCCAATGACCCGTGAAGAGGTTGAAAAGATGCAGGAATTAAAAAGATTATGCCTTGAAATGCTTGAATATTCGGTGAAATCTATGCATGAAATGCTATTTACCAATGACATTTGACTGTTTTTTAATTGTGTATTAATGTGATTCTCCCCCATTGTTTCTACTTTGGGGGTTCTTTTTATGGGTAATCGCAAAGAAATATTTTAAAAAAGATTAAAAATTGTTTGGTAGTATGAAATAAAGTATTATCTTTGATATATCAAATCACAATAAAAAACACAAAAAATGATTAAGGCATTCAAAATTTACAAAGAAGGAGTTACTGCTAATTGGATTACTATCTTGATTCCCGAAAATGATTTCACTGACAACTTATTGAATTATAAAATTAGCAAGTACATTTATTTAGGTTACAAAATTGAAATGATATAAGATGAAAAAGTCAACACTCCAAACCATCGCAATCATCATCCTTGCCTTAGTCCTTTGCTCGGCAGATAACTGGTTTTAATCACAATCTAAAATAAACACAATGGAAAACAATGAACTCCCAAAATGGGGCGACTTAAACATTAACGAAAGGCACAAACTCATTGGCGAGTTAATTGATGCCATGATTTACTCAGGACATGCGGTTGAGCATCTTCAAGTTTCGGTTGAAAATTTCCGAATGTTGGGTTACATCAGGTCTGTTATTTTACCTCAAAATGATGAACAATGAATCCGAAAACATTAATAGAATTGAAGCAATACCTTCAGCACGAACTTGACTACGGATGGAAAGAATGCACTGAATGGACAAGAGGTTTTGATGATTGTCTTATTAGGTACATTAAAAAAATAGATGAATTCATAAAACAAGAAGAAAATGAAAACCTGCACATATTGTAAAAAGGAGAAACCGATAGAATTATTCAACAAGAATAGGGCAACCAAAGACAAACACGCTCACAGATGTAAAGCGTGTGAAAAAGCAATAAAGGATAACAAGAAAGATATCTTTTCAGATTTATACAAAATTTTTTAATAATCAAAAGCAATAAAATGACAAAGGAAGAACTAAGAAAGACAAGAAGAGCAAAAGAAGTAACCCAAGAGAAGTTAGCAGAATTGTCGGGTATCTCATTGGCAACAGTTAACCGAGCAGAGAAAACTGGCAAGGTCCGACTTGGAACAATGCAAAAATTGTTTCAAGTATTGGAAGAAATTAATTAACTTTAACACAAATAAAATCACAACAATGAAAAAACAAGTTACAACTAATGTCCGCATCCCTGCGGATTGGTTAAAGGTCAGCATCAATGACATCATGATTATGGTAACTGCAACCATTAATGATGTAGAGGATTACATTGATGTTCAAGTACGGGAGATTCTCATGCCAGGTTATCACTGCTTAAACATCTTGCCTGAGTTCCATTCAAACTTTTATGAGTTGGTAGAACAGAAGTGCATGGATGCTTTTACCTTTAAGATGGATTCAGAGTACGACCATGAATACTACTGCGACTATGCACTATGAGAGAATTGAAATGACCCTTTCGGTCAAAGGTGAGGTCAGAGCAACTGCCTACCCTTTGAGAAATCACGAAAGCATAGAGAGGCAACGCAATCAATGGTATTTTTTTTACGGGTTAAAGTCCATTATGGAATGGGAGATATACATATCTTATACATCCAAAATGCAGAATTCAGCACCCTTTAGAATAGAAAAACCTTTTCCTTACTTAACAAAATCACAACAAAATGACACAACAGAATCAAGACCAACAAACCTCTATTGCGAACCAGTTAATCTTGCAGGGGGACTTATCCAAACTGTCGGCAGGGGACAAAGTCAGGTACTATAACGGGTACTGCGAAAGAATGGGATTAGACCCATACACCAAACCCTTTGACCTCTTGCGACTTAACGGCAAAGAAATCCTCTACTGCACAAGATCAGGAACTCAGCAACTTAACAAACTTCACAAGGTATCTCACACTATTACCAGCAGAGATACCAATGCAGAGGCAGGGGTGTACATTGTAACGTCTAAAGCAACCTTACCCGATGGTAGGTGTACGGAATCAATCGGTGCAGTAAACATCGCAGGACTTAAAGGTGAGGCATACGCTAATGCCATTATGAAAGCGGAAACTAAGGCAAAGCGGAGGGCAACCCTTGACCTCTTGGGATTGGGTGTGATTGATGAATCGGAGGCAGAAAGCATCCCTAATGCATCCGTAGGGGCATTGCATACAATGGTTGAAGCAAACCCTGAGATGGAGGTTGAAGCGGTTGAGGTTATTGAAACCGAAGCAGAAGTTCCGTTGACCATAGGTAGACTTGCTATTGCCATTAAGAAGGCGAGTAACATTGTGGAACTCAAATCGGTTTATGATGCCAACAAACACAAGATTGAAACAAACACATTTATTAAAGAACAATTAAAATCAAGAAAAAATGAGTTACTTAAAGGTTAATGAAATAATTACAAGGGTAGGGGATGTTGCTTTCACAAAATTTGCCATTGAACTTATGGCAGATGCCATCCAAGAGCAGGTTAACGAAGGACTGCTTGATCCCTTAGAGTTAGCAATTAAGTTCAATGGTTTAGAACAACTTGTTAAGTCGGTTAAATCCCGAATAACCGAGAATGTTCTTACAGAACTTATGAAGCACCCAAAGGGAAAGGCAGAGGTCTTGGGTGCATCAGTATCGCAGATGGATTCCATTAAGTATGACTTTACGGACCTTCCAGGTTGGTTGGAACTTGAAGAGCAGATATTGATGCTCAAGGAAAAGCAGAAGGAGATTGAGGACAAAGAAAAAACATACCAT